GAGTGGATAGCCCACAATCGCGATACAGAGCGTCGTAGGCAGGGTACACTTAGAGGGAAGTGGAGACACCTACGTAGAACACTGAACAACAGAGCTAAGACCCAACCTACATACGCTTTCCTTATTTCCTTTGAGGAATGGAGAATGCTATGGAGGAAGGCAGGGAGTATTACAATGGGGGATGGCAGCCTCAAGGTGGCATGGAAGGCTAGGGGGAGGGACACAGAGGGGGGATGGGGGACGGAGCCCCAGAGGCCGCAGCTAAGGCGGTGGGACACATCAAAGCCCTATACACTGGATAATGTCTATGTTCAGTATAAACGTCAGGTGTTAGCTGATGGACAGGAGCTATATGAACAGAACATAAATGATGAAAAAGAAATTGAAAATAAAGCTTGACAAATCCTCTCAGATGTGGTATGATGGACCCGTACCCTAGAGAAAGGATACAACAGTTGATACTAACTCAATAGGTAGAGCCTGCACTGCGGTGTGGATGTGGGGGTTCGAATCCCTCTTATCAACTACTTTTTTATTATCCATGATAACACTCGGCCTGTTTTGAGGGAGGGGCCTCTAGCTTAGCTAGGATAATTCCACATGAGGCTACCCAGCTTGCTGGGCCTTGAAGAGATGGTTGGCATTGCTTGAGAGAAACAGTTGGTGGTGAGGAGTCTTGAAGTATCTTCCTATTGAGAACTACTCTGTAGTGTTGCTAAGTTTGCACTGTACTTTAACAGTGGTGGAATAAAGGGTAACACCGTAGCTTGCTCAGGAAGAGCGTGACTGTGCTATTGGTTTGTTATTATGATGAGGTGTCTACTAGCTGCACATTGACTATGCTAGCAAGGCCTATAGCCGATAACTATTATTTAGTTATTGTCTATGAAAGGTGATAGTCTTCTTGATCTGTTCTGCTTGCGTAACGGGTGTCCTACACCCTAACAGCGAAGCGAACGGGGCTGCAAGCCCCTACTTCAAGGAGCCTCCCTCCCTCTAGTCATTAGACCAAGATCCGTCTACACTAAGGAGAGATATGTCTATCGTATTGGTATTGCTAGCTCTTCTATGTCTTATTGTTGTGAGAGAGAAGAACAGTATGGTTATTGAAATAACATCCCCTACAAACACAGTGAGAGGAAAGAATATGATTTATGAGATGGACATTACACAGAAGCGTAAGCTAACAGCAGTTCCTTTTCCGGCAGGTGTTGATGAAACAACTTTCACCTTTGAGGTTGTTAATGGCGGTGGTATTGTAGAGCTAGAAGGTTCAACACCTCTATCCTGCTATGCTAGTGCTAAGGCAGAAGGTGTAGCTAATGTTAAGCTGACAGTAGTTAGTAACAACGGTAGTCTACTAGAAGCTTCCGTAGACCTATGGGTTAAGCCTGTAGCAGCTACATCACTAACTATTGAAGTCGGGGATGCTGAACCAATTTAATTGTTAAGGGGATATAAGTATGGCAGATCCGCAACAGCCCGGCTTCGTTAGTAGTGTTCTACGGGACACTGGACAAAGAATGGTTCCGGGAGGACAGTCGGGGCGAGGCGGGGGTCGCCGATCCTTCACAGAGGTTTTGGGTAACATCCTAGGAAGTACGCTCGTACCTCTCCCCGGTGGAGGTTCTTTAGGAGCTGAGCTTGGAGAGAGAGTAGCTGCTACTCCCTTCGGTAATGTTGTGAATCATCCCCTGCAATCTCTAGGAAGCCTATTCAATCGGCAAAGAGAATACACAGGGCCGCAGCTATCTCCCAATCTAAACACAAGTATATGGAATATCGGAGGACTTCGGGGAAATAGTCCTAGCTACATGGGATTTGGTAGCGGCACAGGGGCCTTTCCTTACCATGGCAACGCGGCAGCTACTTCCGGTGGAGATATTTACAATTCTGCTCTAGCTCCTAGCCAGCAGTTTGTGGATAATAGGGAGCATAGCAATACAGCGCAGGGTATGGAAGGTATTACTTCCCCTAATACCCGCGGGCTTAGTGCTAACGCAGCTGCTCTAGCATCCTACGTCCCTGGGTACATCTACCTCTACATTAAACCGCCTAACAATGCAGCTAACATCTCAGGAGGCGGGGCAAGGGATCACTTCTCCGGCACTAGCGGTTCTTCCAATTGGGGGAATACGTTTGAAAGCCTTGGAATGCTCGGTAGTCAGGGTGGCGGTCTAGATCCACAGCGCAATAGAAACGTGGGCGAACAACGGCGGCGTGAGTATATCGCGAGCCTACTGAAAGCGAACCCGAACGACGAGCGTGCGCTACAATGGCGGCAGGAGCAGATAGATAATAGAACAGCAGGCAGATAGTGTTACAAGCAGACCATAGCTGCTATTTCTATGGACAGGTAAATAACTACCCCTTAATAACAGGAGATATAAAATGGCACGTCCAACACTAGCAACACAAGTAAATGACTTTCTAGGATCACTCAACTTTACCACCAGCTTCGACCTAACGGAGAAGAGCATTCTACTGAAGCTATTCCGTCGAGCTGTTGGTAAGAGCCTTACGGCAGACGTGTCCGCAACCACAACCACTCCCGCTGATGTAGCAGGCCTAACCTTTAATATACGTAAAGGTGACACCTATCGTATCTTTGGGCGGTTCCCAGTAACTGCTCCGGGGGCAGGCGGAGTTAAGCTACTACTCAATGCGACAGGACAGACAACCCCCGGCTTGGTTGTAACTACAGTGGCTACGGCAGCAGCCGCCGCAGTGGCTACACAGGCTACAGCATTCGGAACCATCATTGCATCTACTACTGCTGCTCTTATGGTAGAGATTGACGGAGGCTTTAAGGCTGATGGCAATGGAGTTTTGCAGCTACAGTTTGCTCAGAATGCGGCTAGTGGAACAACTGTTCTAGGTAAGGGCGGGTGGCTACAAGTTCTTAAGGTTGGCTAATGTTCACACATGTGCCGCTACGTCGGCGCATACTGTCTACCAAGACTCTCCTAACGCTGGGGAGCTTGGTAGCGGTATTTGTTTTAGTGGGGATTGGTAGAGACGTTAGGCAGTTAGAAGTTATTGTTCCTGCCATCCTACTATTCTATAACACAGCTAACGTAGCGCAAGACGTATTGAATAAGAAGAATAAGCTTGAGAATAACGTAGAGCTAAACGAGGAGAAATAAGTGGCAGTTGCTATAGCTGTTCATCCTACAACAGAAAGGGACGGGTACTTATCATGCAGACTAGAGTGCTAGCTCTAGTGCTTTTGGTGTTTGGTATTATGAGGGCTAACCCACTTAAGGAGAACTAGATGACTATTGTTAATTTGCTATCACCACAAACAGCAGCAGGAGATAGTAATGAGTTTACATGTGATGGCTACTCCACACTAACTGTGGGAATGTATACATCCTCTGGCTCTCTTAACGAGCGTGTAGGTGCTAGTGTAATGATTAAGAACCCAACAACCAACTTCGATAACCTACGAGATAGAGGTAGTAGGCGTAATCGTGTTGTAACACTAACACAAGAGAAGCCGGAGTATCCGATCAAGCAACTAGGTACCTTTCGCATTAGCAAGCCAGCCACTACACAAGCTGTGGGGTTTTGGTGCGATACTGGAGCTTAAGTGAACTGGTTAGAGCAAGAGATAAAAGAGATTGAACTAGATGAAGGCGTTAGACTTACGGCTTATCTAGATACCGTAGGTGTATGGACAATTGGATTTGGTCATACAGCGGGAGTTAAGAAAGGTGACACTTGTTCTATGGAGCAGGCTCACCGTTGGTTACAAGATGATATACATAGTGCAATAGCAGATGCTGAGGCTCTTTGTCCTACATGGGATAGTTTGTCACCGCCCCGTAAAGGCGTGATGGTAAACATGGCCTTTAATATGGGACGTAAGGGACTTGGTTCTTTTAAGAACACTCTCCGCTACATAGCCGAGGGTCAGTATGATAAAGCTGCTGCTAATATGCTACACAGTCTGTGGGCAACGCAGGTAGGTGGAAGAGCAAAACGATTAGCATATAGAATGGAACATAACACATACGCCGCCCGATAAGGCCGCGACAAGGAATACAATGACAAAGCGTAAGCAGAAGAAAGCAGCCCCGACTAAAGTGCCTCTAATCATCCTGTCTAATGACCGGAATGAAGGACAGTCACGGCTCTTGCAGATGTTCTACAATGCTACACAGATGGGGCAGATTGGTTTAATCTCAGGTATGGACCCCGAGACGGGGAACGTAAGTCCCATGCTTGCGGGTATTGAGTATGTAGATGGAGAGATCAAAGGTGTCTATCCTCTAGCTCGTATCTTAGAAAGCACAGAAGAGATTGAACGTATTCTAATCCCAGACGGTAAAGGAAATTATGTCTCTAATAATTCAGGATTCTCAGAACTTGACGATAGCTGCTCTTACGGAGAAACCGAAGAGGAAGGCGGGTCGCCCGTCGAACAAGGACCGCCAGAAGCTAGCTAATGGGCAGAGCTTATTAGAAACTATGATGGCCCTATATGATGAGGGCGGTAGTGATGAAGAAGTTATGAAGCTTCTACGTGTACTACCAAAGGACTTTGAAAAGAAGCTAGCTTCCGACAAAGATTTCAAGAAACTGATTGAAGCCGGTAGGGTGGCATCTAAGGCGTGGTGGCTTGCATTAGGACGGCAGTGTGCTCGTACTAAAGGCAGTGGTGAGTTTGCCTTCTGGGCAGCTAACATGGATCATCGCTTCGGATGGAAGAAGTCTTCCAGTCTAACCGTAGAAGAGAAAGAGATAGAAGATCCTAACGCACTTATCAAGGACTTCAAGACTCGACTTAAGAAACTTGGCCGCAGTAACTTAGCCGCCGAAGGAGAAGAGGATGACACCAGCAGAATTGCTGAAGCAAGCTGAAGAGCTTATCAAGGATGGTAGCATAGAAGTACAAGAGCTACGTGAACTTATCCTAATGATGGATAAGATTGAAGAGAACGAACGGAACGCAGGACTACATAAGTGGTTTGTTCCGGGAACTAAGTATGGTATTGATAAGCTACCTAAACATGCAGCAGCTATTAGAGCTACTAAGGACTATCGAGAAACGCTAGTCCTTGGAGGCAACCGCTCAGGTAAGACCGTGCTGGGTTGTTACATTACTGCGGTATTAGCAACAGGACTCTATCCTGACAACTGGGAAGGTGTTTACTTTGATGAACCTATTGATGCTTGGAGCATCGGTATGTCAGCTCAGACTACTCGTGATACTCTACAGAAGACACTGCTAGGAGATAGCGGTAACTTTGGTACTGGTATGATCCCTAGGAATTGTATTGGTAAGTCTAAGATGAGTGCTGTAGCAGGAGCTGTAGATATTGTCAAGGTTAAGCACACCTCTGGTAGGTGGAGTGAGATTGGATTCAAAGCTTACAAGCAGGACACGCCAAGCTTCTTCGGAGTTAAAAGACATTGGGCGCATCTCGATGAGCCAGCCCCCGAACTAATTTATAACGAAGTTGTTATTCGTACAGCGTTTGAGACAGGAGAACAGCAGGGCCGCATCATGCATACAATCACCCCTAAAGAAGGGCTGACTCGTTTGATTGCTGACCTACTATCTACATCTGATCTACTAGCAGGAAGTGAGGGCTTGCCCAATCTGAAGCTAGCTATGGCGCTTATGAAGGCACAAGACCAAGACGAGGATAGCAAGTATGGAGAATACTAAGCCCTCGCGTGCCACCATTACAATTGGATGGGACGACGTTCCTTGGCTAGACGAACAAACAAAGGCTGAGATATTAGCCTCTACACCCCCACATCTACGGGCTACGGTTAGCCGTGGTGTCCCTACCATTGGTAGTGGTGCCATCTATCCTATCCCAGTAGAAGATATTGTATGTGATCCTTTTCCCATCCCTCCCTACTACAAGAAATTGTATGGCATGGATGTAGGACATAGGGTTACTGCTGCTGTGTTTGGTGCGTTAGATCCTGATACGGATACACTGTACATCTACGATGAGTACGTAGGAGAGTTGAAGGTTCCTGAGATACATGCAGCAGCTATTAAACGTAATGCCTTAGATTGGATGCCGGGAGTAATTGACCCGAGTAGCCAGCAGGGTAGTCAGTTTAATGGTGAGAAGCTTATTGTAGAATATAGGAAGCTAGGACTACGTGTACGTCCCGCAGATAATTCTATTGAGGATGGCATACGTAAAGTATGGAGTAGGCTGGAGCTAGGAAAGCTAAAGCTATTCAGTAATAAGACAGCCAAGACTCAGAACGAATATCTAATCTATCGGCGTAACGATAAGGGTAAGATTGTTAAGGAGCACGATCATCTAATGGATGCTCTACGCTACGTAGTCAATACCCTGCATCTAGCAGCACCTAGCCCTTCCACCGTGAAGTCAAACCAATTTGCATCTATGAGGAACAGATATAATGTCTGATGAGGTTGTGGAGGAGATTCAAGAGTCAGACCTTATTGCTATGGCAGAGGCTTTAGCAGCAGCGGAGGAGGCTCTAGCGGCAGAACAGGCAAGACAGGAAGCAGCTAAAGAAGCACTACTATCTAGCATCGGCAGTGATATTGATGCTAAGCTATCTAATCGTATGGGTAGGCGTGGGAAAAAAGAAGCTCAGTGGCTTGAGGCTGCTAAGCTATACCTAGGATCATTGGCTTGCTCTAGTAGCTTGCCTAACGAGAACGATCCTTTCTATAGCAAAGAGGATAGTCAGAACGACCGTAAGCCTGAGGTTAATATTGTTCGCGTTAAATGCGACACTGCTATTTCCCAAACCATTGCCTATCAATTTGCTAGTGGTGATAAGAACTGGGACTTAAATCCTCCTGCCGTGATTGACCTGGATGATGAGGATATGCAGCAAGCACAGCAGGCTGCTGGTAAACCGCTTAGACCGGAAGAGGCATCAGCTTATAAAGCTGGGCTAATGTCTAAAGAAATTGAATACCACTTAACGTGTAGTAGGTATGCGCAGGAAGCTCGCCTTAGTATGAAGGATAGGGCTATCTTGGGTACTGGTATTATGAAGGGGCCTACCAACTCAGGTAAGCTCAAGAAAGTCTATACCAAGACCACTACCTTAGAAGGTAAAACCATCCGTGTACCTGTGTTCACGGTAGAGAATGTTCCTCAGGTGTATCGAGTTAATCCTTGGTACTTCTATCCTGACGACTCAGTAACAGAGATCACAAAGGCAGAGGATGCTATTGAACTACATCCTATGTCCAAGCTAGAACTAAAAGAACTACAGCAACGTCCTGATTTCTTTGCCGATAGGATTGAGATGGCCATTAAGGATGGCCCTAAGTCCTACACTAATAGTCCCTTCAATGACGCAGCCTATCTAACAACTGGCTCCAATCTTCACAAGAACAAATTCCATGTGGTAGAGTTTCATGGCCCTCTAACTAAGGAGATGCTAGGAACCCTAGGAATTTGTGAATGTGACGAGGGATCACTAGAAGAACAGTATGCAGAGATTTGGACTGTTAATGGCATTGTCATTAAGCTAGAGCTATCTAACTTAGAAGGCAGTTTCGGTGTTCCTTATTGCGTAGCTGTGTGGGAACCAGATCCCGGATCACTGTTCGGTTTTGGTATCCCTATGCTAACACGCGATCAACAGCGTGTAGTTAATGAGACATGGAAGATGCTACTTGATAACGCAGGTATTTCTGCGGGACCTCAGGTAGTTGTGGACACTACACTAATCACGCCTGCAAGTGGTGGTTTGGAATGTGAGCCGTGGAAAGTATGGTATAGCACGGAGTATGGCGCGGATGTCACGAAGGCTATTCAGTTCTTCACACCCCCCAACTCCTTCGATGGGCTGGCTAGCCTGTTCCAATTAGCTAAGCAATTAGCTGATGAGGAGAGTAGTATCCCACTGCTGCTGTCAGGACTTAATACTCCTACAGGCGTGGGTGATAGTGCTACAGGTATGGCATTGATGAATCAGAACGCAAGCTCGCCACTCTTTTATAAGAGCGAGGAGTGGGACGATGGCATCACACAGCCCATCATTTCTATGATGTACGACTGGGAAATGCAGTTCAATCCTAAGGAAGATATTAAGGGAACGTACGATATTGATGTACGTACCTCTACTTCCTATCTACGCAATACTCAGGACATGCAGAAGCTACAAGCTTTGAGTATGGAGATTGCACAGGGTAGCCCTGCTGGTGAGTGGATTAACCATGATGAACTAACACAAGTTCGATTGATGGGTATGCGCCTACCTTACAAGAATATCTTGAAGAGCCCAGAGCAAGTAGAGCAAGAACGTGCTAACGCACCGGAGCCACAACCAGATCCAGCCATGATTAAAGCTCAGGCTGAGATGCGTCGTGTTGATAATGAGGAGCAGCGCCTCAAGCTAGACGCCATGATTGCTCAGGCAGAATCCGAGCAGGCGCAACGACTAGCTGAGATTCAAGCTCAGGTTCAGTTTGGAACTAACGAAACCCGTAGGGCGGAAGCAGAGGCGCAGGTTATCAAGGCGCAGTATGACTTCCAGTCTTCTATGGCAGCCGTTGCTTCTAAGGATGAACAAGCTAGAGCTAAGCTTCTAGCCAGCATTAACTCCGCAGAGATGGATAAGCAAGTTAAGTTGTTCTTAGCTGGAATGCAGCATCAAACTGCTACAGCTCAGCTTAAACAGAAAGAACAGCAACTAGCTATGCAAGAGAGGTCAGCCAATGCAAGACATAAGTAATAGTAATGCTTGGCTAGTAATCAAGGAGCATTTAGATAAGCTCCAATCAAATGCGTTGGAGGGGCTAACAAGTCTCTCCAATGACAGAGAGCAAGATATTAAATACAAGGCTCGAATAGCTGTTATTAAGGAACTCATTAAATTGCCGCAGACACTTATAGATGCCGCTAACACAAAGAGGTAACAATGGATACTGAAGAGATTACTGTAGAAGATGCCGATAAGCTATTACTTGAGGGTTCTAACAAACCAAAAGAGGTAGTAGTAGAAAAGGCCACTGAAGCAGTAGAAGAAACAAAAGAGGTGGAACAAGTAGAAACTCCTGTTGTTGAGGAAACTCCAGCAGAAGAGGACTGGCTGGCACAAGTTCCTGATGCAGTTAAAGATCGAGTTAAAGAACACGTAGACAAACTAGCTGCTGCTGAGCAGCGTATTCGTTCTGATGACGGACGTGTACGAGCCTTCCAGCGACAAGCAGAAGAGCTTAAGCGAAAGCTAGAGAGTATGCAAAGAGTTAAGCCGCAGGAATCTCCTGCCGCAGAGCTGCCATCCACTCCTGAGGAGTGGCAGCAGGTAGTTGACCACGACCCCGTGCTTGCAAAGGCTATTGAGGCTCGTGTTAAAGCTGAAATTCAGGAATTTAAAAAGGCTAATCTAGATCCTATGGTTAAGCGTCAGGTAACATCTGATGAGCTTAGGGAGCTAGAGCAGACCGCGTTTGAAACTGCTAGACTGGAAGAGCTTATTCCGGGGGCGCAAGACATTTATGCTAGCCCGATGTTTCAGGGATGGCTAGAACATGAAGCACCCCCTTACATTCAGCGTATTGTACATGAGTCAAGGGATCACCGCGATTATGTCGCCGTGTTCAAGAACTTTGCCATTGATATGATTAACACTGGACGTATGCCAGCAGAACTAGAACAGGCAGCGCCTGCTGCCGCCAACAGTATTGACCCCAAGAAAGCGCAGGACATTGCAGATAGTAGGGCTAAGAGGCTAGCACAACCTGCCGTAGGCAGCAAGCAAAACTTCACGCCCCCACCTTCCACATCCTCTAAAGAATACACAATGGATGAGGCAGAAGCATTGCTCAAGGCTGCTTGGGATAGTAGAAAATCATAGTTCAGACTATAACACGGAGAAACATTAAGTGCCCAACTTTGTAACTTATGGCGATATTTCGCCTCGCGTCGGTATTTATGCAGTAGGTAAACTACTTGAGCGCCTAGAGCCAGTCATCATGTTTGACAAGTATGGCCGGGTAGAAGCTCTTCCAAAGAATCGTGGTGAGACTATTAAGTGGCGGCGCTTGCGTCCGTTGCCGGTCAACACCGTCATGCTTACTGAGGGTGTAACGCCGTCACCTAGCCAGATGGTTTACGAGGATGTCACCACCGTTATTGCACAGTTCGGCGGATGGCTACAGCTAACCGACCGTATCACTGACTTGCACGAGGACAAGGCTCTTAACGATGCTATGGACTTGCTTGCAGATCAGGCAGCTAACACCAAGGAAATGATTGTCTGGGGCGTCCTACGCGGCGGCACCACCGTATTTTACGGCAATGGTATTGCACGTTCAGCGGTTAATACCCCGGTTGATGCCAGCCTTGTGCAGGCGGCTGTAACCCAGCTTAAGCGTAACCTCGCAGAGAAGCTCACTTCTAAGCTTGGTGCTGGTCCGGGCTACGGTACTGCTCCAGTTGCGCCTAGCTTCGTTGCCTTCGCGCACGTTGATCTAGAGCACGACTTCCGCCAGTGTGACGGCTTCGTTCCGGCAGAAGCTTATGGTAGTGGTAGCTTGCTTGACCCGATGCATGAGATTGGTAAGCTAAACGAAGTTCGTATCTTGCTATCACCGCAGGCTAGCCCCTTCGCTGATGCCGGTGCCGCTACTACTTCCATGCGTTCTACCAGTGGTACAAACGCTGATGTGTATTCTATCATCATCGTCGGTAAGAATGCCTACGGTACTGTTCCGCTCAAGGGCGTCAACGGTATTGACATGGTTGTAAACAACGCTAAGGTTGGTGCATCCGCAGCCGATCCTCTAGGTCAACGTCCGTTCATTGCATGGAAAATCTGGTATCAGGCTATCCGTCTAAATGAACTTTGGCTGGCTCGTCTAGAAGTTGCTGCTACTGCCCTTTCTTAATCTAGGAGTATAATTTAATATGGCAATTTATAAGAGCGCTACCTACACCAAAGGTAGCCGTGCTCGACCTGATTCACAGGTAGAGTGCGCTGAGTTTACCGCTACTGTAGTTATCCCAGCGAACACCGCGTTGGTAGCACAGGATCTGATTTACTTCGGTAAGATTGGAGAAGGTGTAGATATTCTCCAAGCAGAAATCACTTCAGATTCCCTAGCTAATGGCACTGCTATTACTGGTACTCTAGGTGTTGTTCCTACTACTACTGCTAAGACCTATACTGCGGTCACTACTGGCACTAACGCCAGCTCCGCTGGTGCCGTTGATGCTAATGGTGTAGGCCTGCCCAACTTTGCTTGTATTCTAACAGCCACTGCTCTTAACGGAGCATCCGGTATTCGTAAGAATATTACAGCATCAGCAGGTGGTGGTACAGGTGATGCCTTTGCTATCAATCCATACCCGGTCTTGTCTGTAGTGGGTGACTTGGTTATGACTGTTGCAGCGGTTGGTGGTACTCAGACCTCTACGGTTGATCGTAAGATCACTGTACGCTGTAAGTATCAGTATGCCTACCCAGCCCGTTATCCGACAGGTGTTTCCGATCCGATGTATCCGTTCGCGGGCAGTGTGGTTTACGGCAATCCGATTGAGTACAACTACGGTACTGCGCAGAACGGTACACCGAACGCACCGTAACATCGTAACACTGTTTTAATAACTTATACAACTAGGTTATCAACAATCAGGCGGGAGGGGGAGCAATCCCTCTCCTACCTTGAGGAGGATAAATGTCAGACAATACACAAGCCAGCAACCTTAATACCCTTCGCCTAGACCTAGAAGAGAACACTCTTCAGGAGCTACGAACTAAAGCCAAGAAGGTTTATGGCATCCCAGTACTACGTGACCATACCAAAGACGATTTGATTAAGCTTATCCTAGGAGAAGCAGAGAAATTTGACTTTGCTGTGGAAAGTGCTGGAGACTTGAAGCCGGGGTGGAGTCGTATTCGACTACAGCCTGTTCAAGGACGCACCTCTAATCAGGTGTATCTCTGCATCAATAACAGGAGCTTCTCAATTCCTGTTAATGTAGAGGTAGATGTACCCAACAAGGTTGTTGGAGTACTTAATGATGCAGTAGAATCTACCCCAGACCTAGATCAGGACTCGCGGGTGGTTGGCTACTCAGAGAATCTAAGCTATCCGTTCACGCTAATTGAGTCTAAGCCGGGGCCAGACCCTCGACCGGGCTATGAGGTGCAGCGGGAAGCAAAACTTAAGGCTAAGCGAGCTTTTGAAGCTAAAGAGGGCTACTGGCCCAGCGACTTGGTTATGAATCAACAGCGCCAACTCTCTATGATTAGAGCGGGCTAACAGGAGTACCCATGCCAGCGACCTACGTTTCTATTGTGAATGATGCTATTGACGAATCAGGCGTTGATTTGGCACAGTATGAGCCTGACGGCTCAGATTTTACTACAAATACTGAGGCTATGCTAGTCCACTTCAAGAAGTGGGTCGCTAGGGCATGGAAAACTGTACAGCAAACAGCATTTGATTGGGAGTTTCTTAACAATCAGGGCATCGTAACACTCAGTCCGGGACTTATGTTCTACACTACGGCTAATCTAGCCGGAGAATGGTCTACTGAGATAGATATTTATGGTACTGATGATGCCTTACTATTTGAGAACCTACAGATCAGCAAGTATGTAGACCTAACTTACACGCAGTACAGTGACTCAGCCGATAAATCCTTCGGTTATGTGGATCTATATGCCACAGATGACCAACCATTAAGTAATATAAGCTTTAAGGCTGGTGGAGATTACTTCTACCTAGAAGATCGTAACCTACTCTTTACAGCAGGCCCTCAAATTCCGGACTTCTTTGATAAGGGAGTATTAGTAGGTCAGACCCTTTCTATGGTAGTAACTGTAGATGCGGGCGGCCTTGGCGAAATGCGATATTCAGTACCTGATGGTGCTATCCTACTATCTTTTGATCCTGATACTAATGACAGCTCTAAGGGTTCTCAAGGATTTACATTTAATAGCACATCCACTAGGATTATAGAAGCCCTAAACAGCGCACACTGGCAAGTAGATTTCTTTCTATATGCTAGCGATGTAACTGATCCTCAGCATCCCAATGGCACTAACCTAGTAGCTAGTGTAGCAGATTTTACTACCCTTACGTATGAAACTACCTCTACCAAATGCTTCTTACATAGCTGGAAGAGCTTCAACTTTGAGGAAGAAACTTCAGAGAATGACTATGTAGGAGAGTTATCAGAGATTGATAACAACAGTTTTCAATTTATTGATCGTACCAATCCTAGCCCAGCTAGTGCTACACCCCTGACGTTTGTTCCTTGGGATGTATTCTCATGTCGGTCAGATTGGCTGTGTTCTTTGCCGGGAACTCCTGCGTATATTACAGAGGATAACACTGGTAGGTGGCGTCTATATCCACAACCGGATCGTCCTGTCACTCTCAAGTTTAGTTACTCCCGAGTACCTCAAACTCTCACGAACTTTGATGATACTCTAAAGGGACTACCCAGCGACTTCACTGATCTAGTGATGTGGCTAGCTATACGGATGTATGCAGAGTTTGATGAGCAGCCTTCCATCCAGCGTAGAGCAGAGCGGTATTACAAAGACATGCTACAACGATTACAGATTAAGTATCGTCCTAAATTTCGACTAGCACCTAAGAGGCTTTACTAATGGCATCAGAGAGTCAGTATCAACAGGCTATCATTGAGCTTAAAGATGGGCTACAACTTGTAGAGCCTGTCATAAACACCAATCGCGGTAGCTTATCTGACTGTCTGAACTTTGAAGTAAGTGATCGTCTAGGTTACAGTCGCTGCGGCGGTGATGAGAAATTCGATCAGGGAGATTACAATAGCTCCTTAATCTACACAAACAGTATTATGATACCAGACGGCAGCTTCACTTCTTTTACCGCAGGGGAAGCTATAGTAACAGAAGACCCCCTTTATAAGGGGGAAGGTAAGACTATTGGGTATTTCATTGGTACTACGGTAACAACCTCTGGAGATTCTGCTC